AATGCTTGGTCAAGTGTGATTCCCTCAAAGTCGGCAACCAGTTTGGTTTGGTAAATCCATCCATAATGGTGCATAAAACCTGATGCACTTCTTCCGCTTTCTTCCTCTCCACTCCCTGCTCCATCATCTGTTGGACCATATAGTCCTGAGAATTCTTTATCCAGACTCTGTATACTTGATAAAAAAAAACAACCGAACCTAAAACGGATTGGATAGGTGCTTCAAGCATATCCTGTGCATAGTCGCTATGCTTACCTGCATCGTAAATGTCATCTTTCCAACCAAACCATCCCCTCTTTTGCGGTATGACCATACACGCCATAATCTTGTGCAAGTTACCCATCACATCGCTACTAAAATGCTTAGATTCAATGTACCTTGATGCAGGGATATTCCGCACATCGTAAACGCACTTATACCGCCTTCCATTGATTGTGATAACCTTAACCGCTTCAGGTTTAATGTCATCATTGATAAAAGCAATGGATTCAAGCAAGGGTCCAAGTTCCTTAACGGGTAAACTATCAATCTGATTCTCCGTTTGATTAGTAAGTATTGAGGCAACCTTTACGCTTATATCAAGGTCGGTTAAGTCCTTGCTATTTGCATAAAGTTCATTAATCTGCTGGTATTGGAAGACTGTTACGTTGGACCAATTCATACCTTTAAATAGTTTATTCTTAGTTAAGTGTAATACAATGTCTATCCAAGGATACCCTTGATGTCTTGGGATTATTAAAGCACTCCCAATCATTGCCAAACTATGCACCCCTATCCAAGAAGGGAGAACGGGTTTTTTGGTTATCCTTGTCGGTAGTTATCATTGTAATTACTACCACTTTTATCCCGTTCTTATCATCTCCAGTCCGTTACCGAAGCGGACCGTTAAGCATAGATGACACGTTCATTCATTTACTTTTTGTGCTAAAGTTGGGGTGAACCCGTGTTAAGACCCAATCATCCAAAGATAGGTAAAAAAAAGAACCCACACTGGATGCAACAGTATGGGTCTAATCGTAGCAGGTTTGCTAAAATCAAACCCGAATAATATTGCATCTATAATTCGGATTGACTATGCGAAAATACTAAATATTTTAGAATACCAAGTTTTTTAGCAAATATTTTTAAAAAAAGGGAGGCGAACCTCCCTAATTATTTAAAGTAGTATGTTTTCTTTTATTACGTTGAACTTTTTGTCCTTGTTTTGGTGAAAGTTAATATCAAGTATTGAATCATCATTATCTATCCTGATTGTTGCGTTCAAAACTTTATCAGTTTTTGTAGAGATGTGACTTTTGATAAGAATGTCGTTTTGGTAAATATCGTAAACTACTTGGAATTGGTGACCATTCTCAAAATAGTTCATTCCGAAATCTTGAGCATTTTGTTCGTGTCTTGTCATTTTAAATGTAGTGTTCATGTGTTGTGATTTGTTTTTCAAATGTACACCTTTTTACAATACCAACACATTTTATCTTATTTATTTTAAAAAATATTTCTGTTTGGGAAGATTGGGAAAATTGGGAAGATTTCAAAAAAAAATAGTTTCCCCCCGACTTCCCCCCCCATTATGCCATAAATTCTTATGCTGTTACTGTGCTGTTCTTGTGCTGTTACTATGCTGTTAGAATACCATTAGCAGAAGCTATACCTCCCACTCCCTACATTCTTTTGGAGATGTTGCCAAGCAAGGGACAGACTAACCACGCAGTCATCATGGAATCCTTGAGGTGCTGAGTACTTTACCCCGAATGAGGTATACTGGTATTCAAATATCTCAAGTTCATCCACGATTGGACCTGGAGGGAATGTTATCTTCCTTTGGTGAATAGCGGAGGCAAGACCTTCCATAAGCATCTGTTTGCTTGTACTGCTAAACTTATACCCTTGAACATCAAGACCCTCTCGTTGCATATCCTCAAAGATTGGGTCACCTACCCCCGTAGAATCCATCAGGATTGGTGCTTTAGGTAGATTGACAATATACTCCTTAGTTTGTCTCCAATCCCTTTGAAAGCGTTCATAATGGCATACAGACCCATTCTTGTCAAGTCCTATTACCACAGTCCAGTCTACTGCTTTGGCAAGGTCAATGCCATAACAGGCAATAGGATTGGTTGACATCGGGAAGATGCACTGGCGAATGTAAGCAGACCCAAAAGGATTGGCAGCGTTTTCAGCAGGGTTTGCCATGTATTCCTGCTCAAAGACTACCTCAGGCAGTTGCATCCTTGCACTGTCAACCTCTGACTTGTCTATGTACGGATTGTCATAGGTACTAAACTTAAAGGATTGCCAATCTTCCTCACCTCCGTTCCCTTTCATAAACAAAGAGTAAAAGTAATTCTTACCCTTTGGTGTAGACAAGAACAATGCCTTCCCTTTGTAATCGGTAAGGGTAGGTCTGATTGAGTTTAACCATCCATCTTCAAGATCAGGGATGAAACTTGCCTCATCTATGATGCAAAGGTGAAACTTCAGACCTCTAAGATTATCCAACCTTTCTCCCGTAAAGAATCGTATTGATCCACCAGTAATGAAAGTAATGACCAAGTCTGCCTCATTCTTTTTATAGATTTCATTGGGTAGCATCTCAAGCAACTCCTGAAAGAATATCTTTCCAAGTTGATAGGTTGGTGTGATATATGCCACCCTCTTGCCCTCAATACCGCTTTCTAAGGCGATTGTCTGACTGATTAAGGACTTGCCAAACCTTCGCCCTGCCATCATTACGATAAACCTTTTATCGCAATCTATGACCTTCCTTTGAGCATCGTGAGGATTATAAAGTTTTACGTTAGCGGTCACGGGTGATTTTTATCTCACTTACCTCATGTTTGTTCTCAGTCTTCTCAACCAGGTTGTTCAACCTTTGCGTAATGGATGGATTATAGATACCTGCCATACCCCCTCTGATTTGGTCTTGTCTGATTGTTTCCTTTATACGTGAACAGATAAGGGAAAATTCTTCGTATGCTCCATTTTGGTTCTTAAAATAATCGTGGATAGACCTTGCGATTCCGTTATTAAAACACCATATTGAGAATCCTTCAAGGGTCAAAGGTGCTTCTTTTTCTCTTATGACTGCCTTCGCCATTCCCCCTACCCAATCTTTGACTTTGATAGGATTGCTCTTTTCATATTCCACATATTGTAGGAATAGGTCAAGCATAACCTCAGGTGATTCTATTATCTTAGGTCTGCCATCTTTCTTCCTATTTTTATAATATTCGTTTCCTTTTGCTGCTGCCATCTTATTTCAATTTTGTAAGTACCCTATTATGTACCAAGTTTAACTCATGCTTCCAATGTTCTGTTTGACCTTCCTTTGGTAGGAATTGGTCTACTGCGTTTGATACCGATTGAATCCCTGCAAAGTAACCCCAAGGCATTTGCACTCCATTGTTGCAGTCATCAATTACCAGTGTACCGCCTACCTTTAGAATAGGAAGGTAATTGTTTAGGTCTGCCATTACTACCTCATAGGTATGCCCCCCATCAATGTATAGGACATCAGGTGGATTCTGAGATGCTAACTTGACTGCATTTGGATTGGTGGAGTCTAAACGTATAAGTTCATAATCTTCAGCAATTTTAAACGTGGTATGCAGTTTTTGAATGTCTGCTTCGTAGTCTGATTCCCAATGTCCATCAGATGTATCAAGAGGTGTGATGCCTATTCGCCTAACTTTCTTGCCATGTCTATCCGCTAATATACGTATCAATCCGAGAATCTGACCTCTGAAGACCCCGATTTCCATAAAGGTGAACTCATCAGGCATCTTCTTTACTATCTCATTCCACATCCAAAGAAAGCATCTTTCTCCGAATCCGAATGCGTTTGCTTCTATCCAGTCCCTATACTCTTTAAGTTCTTGGTCAGCGTTGACCTTATTTGTGTATTCCTTAACTATCCATTCCATCATAGTTGGTAAAATTTAGTCATGTCAGTCTTCCCGTTGCCATGTATGAACATCGGGAAGGTGTGGGTCTTATTGTTATAAAGTCTGTTGTAGGTTAGGCTGAAGTCACCTTCAACCTCAAATGCAACGGATTGAAAGATATTGCAATAGTCAAGTCCTATCTTATCAGGCATTGCAAGGAAGCGTTCCGTGTACCATCTTTGGTCATCATCCTCAAACCTTGGTGGATTGCTATGATAGACATCAAGGAAGTCCTTTTTGTTTCCGTAAATCTGCCCACTGTTCAAGAATTTCCATTCATGATCCACCACTGGGAACTTGCCCATATTATGTACATCGGGGTAACATCCTTTCTCTGAACTTATTATCAGACCGCTTTGACTCCTATGCTTATAGTTAAATTCATCAGGATTCGATATGCAGTAATTATCATATGCATCAAGGTAGATGAACTCGTCTGTATCAGAAGAAAGCAGGTACTCATAAAGTCCTATAATCTTTGTTCCAAACCCTTTCCACTCTCGGATGATTGGATGGTATGCCCATCCATGTTGCTTGAGTGATTCCTCTAACTTTAACCACCCTGGGTGTTGTGGATTGTCAAGTGATACGATTACTTTCATTGAAAAGGATTATAGTATATTGGTCTTGTTCCGTGGTAATATTCATGGGTCATCTTGATTACCTGTTGTGTTACCTCTGAACTGTGCTTCTCTTTCCACGTTTGGTATTCCGTTTCCCCTTTGTCTATGTGTTCAATCTCAATATGAGGTAAGAACACATTCCACATCCCTGCAACTGTTGACCTATGAGATGCAAGAACATCATCATAACCATAGAGGTTAGGTTGGCAAAGATACCCTATTTTATCAAGCAAAGCAGATGAATACATCTGACAAGTTCCTATGATGTGGTGGCACTTCTCAACGATTATCCAACGCTGACCTGCAAAGTGTGGTAGCATTATCAACTCACTTCTCCAATCAGGCAAGGCGTGATTAGGTTCTTCCCAGCAATCTTTCCGCTTTAAACCTACGATTCCAATCCTTGCTTCCCTTTGGATTGCCTCTGCCATTTCCTTGATCCAATCATAGTAGTTTATAATCACATCATTGTCCATCTTGATACAATGCTGTCCAATCTTCCTGTGCTTCCAAGCAAGGTTGACCGCTTCAGCAGTGCCTATGTTCTGCTCATTGGTGATGACATTAATAAGACCTTCATCTTCATAATGTTTGATGATATCCTTTGTTGCTTGGCATGAGTTGTTATCTATGACCCAAAAATCATGGTCAGTGAAAACATCTTGATATCGAAGTTCATGAAGGACTGCTTCGGTTAGTTCAGACCTTTTATTCTCTTCAGTGTCATGCACTGCCATTGCGATAAGTACTCTATCCATTGCGTTTGGTTTTTGTTTTCTTTTCATTTGGTTTCTTGTATGAGTATTTACCTCCTGACTGTATTGCAGTCCACACCTCAGTCGCTTTCTCTTTGGTATCGTATATGCACTGACCCGACCCGATGCGATACTTACCATTGCTGCACTTAATTACTGGCATCCCTAATATATTAATTTATTTATATTTATGTTGTGTTCGCTTAGTATCTCTCCGAATTCCTCATAAACCAAAAATATTGAGTCATCAACATCAAGATTTCTGAATAATGCCTTCTCGGTTATTCGCTTTCTGCTATTGTGCAAGAACTCAAAAACCGCTGCACATAGTTGATAAGACTGCACACATCTTAAATGCTCCATCTTGTCATCATGGTCATCAAGGTCGAAGGTTAACTGTGCTTTCATTTCAATGCGTTGAATATTTGTGTCCTTAACTGATTTACCTTGATAAGATTGAAGTTCTCCCTACACCACTCACCATTGGCAAGTCCCATCTCTTGTCTGTAAATAGCATCTTTAACAACTTTTTTAATATTTGTAAACCAATCACCTTGATTGTTTACCCTTATGATATGCTTACAATCTGAGTAGGGAAGAACATTTGAGCAGATAACAGGTGCATTCTTAGTCGCTGCTTCCAAGACTTTGAGGTTGGACTTCATGGCATTAAACTTGGATGCAACCAAAGGAACAAGACAAGCATCTGCCTCATTGTAGAAGTTCATATATTGGTCTACTGGTAATGCAGACCTAATATAACCATCTACCTTAAAACCACACATATAATCATTTATCATCCTTCCCCATGCATTTGCAACTTCCTTGTCTTCTGAGTAACCACAAAGGATAAAGGTTGAGTTATTCTTTACCATTGAATCCCCTGCCACCCTCTTCATCGGGTTCTTGAGTATTGCAATATCCTTCTCGTGTGTTACTGATCCTGCGTAAACAAACCTCACCTTATCGGATTCAGTCTTGACATCTGTAAACTGGTCTTCTCCGTATGGTAAAGCGTTAGGCACTACCATGCAGTTCTTGTTGTATTGGTATATCTCCAATGCCAAGAGTTCATTTGAGCAGGTTACCATGTCTGCTGCCTTAATATGGTCAATGACTTTCTTTGTAGGATATTTGCCATACAAGATATGCCAAGGGTCTAAGTTCCAATAATCATCAACATCAACCACCAATTTAAACCCGTACTTCTCCCGTAACCTTACCACCTCATAAATCTCCATATTCGCAATATACCGATTGATGAAAAGGATGTCATACCCTTTGGCAAGTTCTTCCTCAGTTAGTACATCTGTCATCATTGCGTAATCCTTTGGCAAGTAGATTACGGGATTGAACAACCTATGGAAGGAGACACCTGAATTACGCTGACCGACTGTGATTATTCTCATTGCTTATTTTTAAATGGTCTACCTTTCTTCTTTGGTGCTTGTACAGGTTCTTGTACAGGTTCTGTATCAAGTAACTTGGATGCTTGGTAGGCATCCCAAAAGTTTATCAATCTCTTCATCATATCGGCAACACAATTACTGCACCAACTTGTAAGGATAAACCCAGGGTCAAGGTATCTTCTATAAATCTGCTCATAACCAACTAAGATGTGTAAGGGTAGGTTCTTCATGAACCCAATCTTTACGCATTCAAAGTTGTAAATGTTTTCTTGTATAAATTTTTCATCTTCTTGTGTCATTTGTTATAGTTTTGATTGTAGTAATTTTCTCCTTCATTATTTATACCATCAAAATAATCAGCACTGAATAAATCACCACTAATGAAGGCAGACATTATCTGCTCTTTCTCCATTGCTTTTGCTTGTTCTGTTAGTTCTGAAACAGGAGCACCCCTCCATCTTATATTTTCATTTTTCTTAAGCTGCTCAATCAACCATTCTACTGCCGTTTGTTGTTTACTCATAATGTTTTAATATTTCTTTTATTGAATATTTATAATCTTTGCCGTCATCACTGACATCCCTTGCCATATCTATCGCTAATACTAAATCTTTTTCAGAATATTTATACTTTTCTCGGTACTCAATTTCTTTTTTTTTTGCTTCGTTAAAATGCACTAATAATATTAATGCTTGCATCCTATCAATTTGTAACTGCTTGAATATTATATCTGTTTCTTTTACCAGCCATTCTACTGCTGTTTGTTGTGCCATAGTTTATTTGTTTTGATTGTTATTCATTTCTTCTATCAGGTCAAACATAGAGTTAAAGGCATCCATTTCAGTCTTGCCAAATGTATGTATCCATACTCCTTTTCTTTTTACTGAACACTTGTAATCTCCATCAGCATCTTGTTTTATTATACAAGTACTGAAGTCTTGGTACCCCATTTGTTTTCTATTTTAATTCTGTTCTTGCAACCATTGCATCTAGTCTATCAAATGCATCTGCTAGTTGTATGAAAGCTCTTTTCCAATATGAATCCATTGCTGGAGTCATTGAATGAGAAAGGGCAGCTTGTCTCATTTCTATTAGAAATTATCTGTTTGAAAAATCAATAGTTTCAAACACTTTTGTGTTGTTGTTACTTGTTTCCATTTTTATTTTGTTTTTGTATGAAGAGGATGTCTAAATTTTGGTAGTCCACAAATTTTACATTGAGAGGTTGTTTCATCTTCTTCAAACAAATGAAAGTTTGATATGGATGTATTTGCAGTTGAAGAAACTTGTATCTGTTGTGGACAATACGAACATTGATTTGTGTATGGAGAATACACCCTTCTGCATTTAGGGCATTCCCATCCTACGTTTTGTTGTGCCATTGTGTTCATTTTTTAAAGAATATGTTATTCATTAGGTTTCTAAATAGCGGAGCAGATACCCCTGCAACGAATGCCACCAAAACGCAATTTAAGACCCATACGGGCAGGAAGTATAAAGCAATGGCAACATATACGGAAAGGCACATATTGCACGAGAATGGTTTAAAATTGAGTTTCCACTTCTCAGGCAGTCTTGCCATATCAATAAAGTAGAAAACAAAGAAAAGGGATGCAATAACAATTTTAAGGAGTAACATGGTTTTTGATTTTATATTTTAAAAGTGTCTTGGTTTTTTTAATTGTCTTCATCAGTGACCTATAGGGTATGCCTGTGTCTCGTGAAAGACTCATTATGTTCTGTCCATTCTCGGAATAAAGTCTAAGTATTTCAAGTTCGTACCAATGTAGAATCTTTAAAGAGTTATTCAGTTTAACAGTGATCTCATCGGTTTGGATGGTATCACTTACATCGGGTGCATCATGCTTTTCTGTCCATTCGGTGAACACCTTTCTAAACTTATTAAAGAAGGTTGACCTGTCAGACTTTATCATTGTTAGCATAGTGCGGACCAAGTAAAACTTTAAGAATCCACCCTTATGATATGACATGAACTTTTCTTCATCCATCTCACAAAGTACCATAAACATCTCTTGCCTCAAGTCATCCTGCAACTCAAAAGGTTGCATCTTCTTGATGGCATTGTCTATATCCTTGTCATTATATAGACTTGCTATGATATCGTTCTTTGTCAGACCCATTCGTTAAGTTCGGGGATGCCTTTATTATCTGTTGCAAGGTAACACAATGCCCCAGCATTTTTTGCTCTATTGAGAAAAACTATTTGATAATCACTAAGTTTATCCGCAATAGTTTTAACCTCACAATAAACCGCCTTGCCTGTTGATTTGCAAAACCCCGTAATATCTGCCACACCTCGTTCACCAATAAACTTGCGACCAGGTACGGATAGGTTATTATTTCGCCAAACGTAATACCCTTTTGATTCCAATTTCATTAATGCAAACTTTGTTATTAATCCAACTGAGAGGTCCATTATTTATCTTTTAAAAGTTTATCAAAGTAGCAAGATACCGCCATTCTCATACACTGATGCTCAAGATAGTCATCATCTGCTAACTTGTTTTTTATGTCTATTTTATCTTGTCTGCTACCTTGAAACATTCTATCATTCATTGCCTTTATTACCTTGTCATAGGTATCCTCTACCTCAACAATGATTTTGCCTCTCTTGTGCAGGATATGGAAGACATCAATACCGAACACAATGTTATCCCATTGGCGAAACTTGGAGTAACAATCAAAGGCAGTTTCTATCTTTTCATCATCAGATATGTACCTTGGTTGCCATTTGCTTTCTTGCTCAACTGGTTTAATCTCATTTAACTTCTGCATCCCATACCTTGCAAATGACCTGAGTAGTCTATGTAGATACAAGACTGAAAAGTTCTGATAGGTTTCTGCTTCCATATCAAGTTTACCCTTACTTGCTAAATCAAAAGCAAGAGATAACTCACCGAACTTGATGTTAGGGTATTCCTCAACGATTGACTTATACATGACAGATAGTTCCTCTTTGTTGGGTATCTTATCTCCCTTGATGCCAAGTTTATGCATACCCCTAATAAGTTCATCAATCACAAGAGCAATGCTCAAAGTGTTTAACTTTTCTGATACCCTTGCAAGTTTAAAGCGTTCCAAGTCCAGTTGCTCTGAGTCTGTCAATCTCGGAGAAGTAGTCATGGTACTCGTTTCGTTTCTCATTATAGATGTCAAAGTTTGACTTAGTGCTTGTTCCATTTTTGGTTTCTTTAAGTTTGAATAATCCTTTATAGTTATTTGAGATGCTTTGATTGATAACTTTTTTCGCAGTTTCTAAATTACCCCCAGAAAGTTCTACCAAGTTGTTTATGGCAGTCTGCTCAGTCTTGGCAGACTTGAACTTGTTACCATGCTCAACCTTTTTATATTCCATCCATCCTTTCCAAACATTTTCCCAGTCATCAGAAATGAACTCTAATTCTTTTATTTGTATTAAATCTTTCTTTTGTATGGAATTAGTCTTTTGTATAATGGTACTTTCACCGAGGTCGGTAATTTCCGATGTCGGGTTTTCCCGAACTCGGCAATGTTCACTTTCGGCAGGGATGTCATAGACAATATGATTCCAACCTACAAACCTTCCTGTACCTTGGTCATGCATCTTTATTGATAAGATATAACCTTTAGACTGCAATCCTTTAAATGCCCTATCTATGCTTCCAGGTTTGTCGGGAAGATTATTGTACAGATTCTTTTTATAAATGACCCAATCAGATGGAAGTGATAATAAATAACTCAAAAGACCTTTTTCATCAAGAGACAGAGACTTGGACTTTATCAACTCATTTGGTAAAGTTGTGAACCTTTCGGTTGATTTGCTCTTTACAATTTGTCCAGTATTCATAAAAAAAATACCTTAAAAAGATTCGGGTGGAACAGGTCAGCCTACGCTAAACCTCCGAATCTCCTTAAGGCATTAATAATTTTATAATGCTCTTGATGTTCCACTATCAAGTACTCCAAATATAACATTTTATTTAACATCTTCAACTTTTTTCTTCACTCGGACCGCATAGGTTTTGCCATTAATCCTGCTGATAACCTTGCGACCAACCTGCCTCAAGTCGCTAATCTTATTGGGAGGATATCCCATAAAGTTACACACGCACTTGCCTGATCTAAAAGTTACCGCCTTTGCCCTACGTTCTTCAATGTCAAGTATTGATAAGTCATAGACCAAGTACTCAACCGCATTCTCTAAATGAAATGTTATATCCCTCATAGTTCCATTTTTAACCTATCCTGCTCAATGCCATAAGTTTGACCATGTCCTAAGTCAACAAGGTTCTCCCTTTTAAATACCTCTGCACCTGGGAAGAATCCTTTAAACTCATAGTTTGGAAACTCACCCACCATTAAAGCATAATAGTCAGGTATTGCTCTTGATTTCCAAGTACCTACCAAGAGCATCCCAAAGGGTTTTTTGGTGGTCTTTACATCAATATACCCATGTCCATTGATGTAGCAATCGTATGGAATCGGATGGTCTATGGTCATGTCAGGGTATATGTTTTTCAGTTTGCAAAATGCGAACTCACCACCAGTACCTTCAATGTTGATGAGTAGGTCATCTCCATTACCCATCTTGTAATCTCTGCTACCTCTATCAATGTTGTTCTTATGCCTTGCCAGTGCGATGCCTCTGACTATTTCTTGTTCGTAGTTGTCTAATGTGATTTGCATAATATTTGGTTTAAGTGTGGGTGAGGTCATTATAACCCCACCCTTGTGATTTAATCAGAATGGTAAACTTTCTTCTATCTCTTGCTTTTGAGGTCCACCTGCTGCCATAAATTTAGCATTCCCAATAATTGTACCTTTAAGTCCTTTCTCCCTTTCTTCTTTGGTGATGGATTCAACGATAAAACCATTGTTTCCGTACTGGTCTACCTCTTCCTTGAGGAATAAAGTTGCGGACAAATATTGTCCTTTTTTACCCTTGTACAATCTTTTAGCGTCAATTTTACTCACGTCAATGTTTAGGCTGATTAATTTTTGCATATTTGTTTATTTTGAAAGTTGAATTTTGAAGGTTGAAGTTACTGACTTTATGGGTAGGTCTCCCTTATGGTAGGTCTTTTCTTTGTCCTCTATCTCCTTTTGCTTTTCCTTTAATGCACTGATTTGCTCTTCAAGTTCGGACCAACCTGGAAGGTCTGAGAAGTCATACTTTACCGAATCCATCTGAGATACTGATGCCCCAAGTACCTCTGCCTTCCCTTTTGGGTGCTTCATAAGTTCTGCAAGAACATTCTCGGTTATTCGAGATTTTACCGATTTAATTAATTGTTCTAAACTGTTGAACTTGATTGCCACCTCTAAAGGATCAAGCAGACCATCATTAACCTGCTCTTGGATAGCATCTGCCATTAACTCAATGCCAAACTTGGTGGGAGCAATATCCCCGACTTTAATCTCATTAACCTTTAAGGAGTTCATTTTTTCTTGCTTTTAATTGGTCCTTGATAAATTTGTTGGTTTCAATCTTATGCTTGTTATCATCGTAAACCTTTTTAAGTTCTACAATGTTACTTGCCTTCTTGATTGCAATAGCAAGTCTGCCAATGCTCAACTCAGGGTCTTCCTCAATAACCTCAACCGCTTCCACCTCCATTTGAGGCAATGCTTCAACCATTGTCTGTAATGCCCCTGTGGATGCATTAGGGATGGTTTCTGCTTCTGATTCATCAAGAACACCCAATCCTAACAAGTCAAGCGTTGCCCTTCTCTTTGCCTTGGTTTCTGCCTTCATAATAGCATTAGCATAAGCCTCTCCTTTTAGTCCTGCAATATTGACTGCACCAATGGATTCAGTACACCTACCATCAGGAAGGGATGCCTTGCTTGTTACAATGTAAACCCCTGCTTCTGCGTTAGTATCCCTTGAGGTAATCAAGTGAGATACCTTATGCAACTTATTTAGTTGCTGAGTTCCTGACCTTGTGCAGTAAAGTACCTCTCTGCCGTTGAGTCTAAGGATGTCAAATGGTTTGGTGAATGGGTCAAGTCCCATCCTTTCGCAATACCCGTTATAGTACCTCACTTTGTCGTTTGCCGACAGTTTGGACAAGTCCCCCTGCAAGATTAACTGGTTCGCAATAGAGGCTTGTTGCTCTTGATTCTGTTGTGTCATTTTGTTGTGATTTTATTTGATAAGGAAAAGGTTTAGTAATTCTAAATGGTGTATTTTCTTTCATTGGTGACCTATGAGAAATGTATATTTCCCAATCTCTTACACTTTTAAGTCCATAAAAGTAGTACCATTGCTTCCTTTGGGTCTCTATCCCTTCATAGGTTCGCTGTGGGAATGCAGTAGCACGAACTTCACCATTGACTGCAAGGGTCATCTCAATTCGTTCAGAAGGCATAATCTGAATAGTATTCGTGGTCATACTCTGAATCCATCTTGAACGTGTAAGCATCCATACACTTCTGCTCTACTAACTCATAAAATGCAGTATGAAACTGAGGCAAGATGTTTAAGCAGTGATACCCTGGCATAAGAATCTCCCTAACATTGACATCAAGGTAATCCTCTGCATCGTTAATCGTAGCAGTGACCATTATCATGATGTCGTTCATGCTAACCTTTAACCATTCGGCAGGGACTCTGACATTAGTTGTGACTTGTTTTTTCATTGTTGTGATTTATTTAATGTTAAAGTTAATTAATTTCTTCTAAAACTTGAAATAATTTTTGCATTGTACTAAGTCT